TAGAAAGAGAAATCGACACTACTTCTACTACGGTATCCTTGTCAGTCTTCTCTCAGTAGGACCAGTCCGAGCTGAAGAGAACAATGTAGCTAATCCCGTTGCAGCTGCGACAGGTAATGTAACTAATCAGGCGGTGCAATTCCAAAACAATGGAGCACCATCTAGACAGTATTACGGATCTAATATCAGCTGTAATGGAGCTACAATGACATTCTCTCCATTCTATATGGGAAATCATACTAAACCATGGGATATAGATGAGAATGGAATGAGACCCTCTAGTTACACTATGGCTGAGAACTGGGGAGGTCAAATCAACTTTATGATACCTTTAGACCGTGAAGGTTTAAATAGGTGCCGTAGTATGGCAGCTCGTCAAGAAGAAAAGATGAGATTAGATTATGAGTTAGTTAGAGTCCTAAAGTGTGCAGAATTGCAACAGAAAGGATTTATGCTACTTCCTAATTCTGATATTGGTCATATGTGTAGTGATGTAATTCCAATTAAAACTTGGGAAAAAGCTAAAGCTAAAGTATTAAAATGTAGCTCTCCTCCTAAACCGTGGTATAAGCCATGGAGTAAACCTAAAGAAACATGTGAAAAATGAGTACACTAAATGAATATAAGCCTGATGTGGTAACACCAAGGCATCCGACTTCTCTAGAAATTTCTATTGAAGCACAAAAAGAAGCTGCTAAAAAAGCAGAAGAATCAAAAGAGTCCGAGTAAACCCTAACCCCCTAATACAATGATCCTAATTATCAAGCCCATCCTTTTCGCCTTCTTGAAGTCAGATTCAGTTAAGAAGCTAGTAGTAGACCTACTTGAAGCTTACGTAGCTAGAACTGATAACAAACTAGATGATCAGGCATTGGAAATTGTTAAAAAGAAACTACTAACCTAATTATTAAATGGCTAATCAACCAAGAGGAGACTCTGTACCTATTAAAAAGTACAAGATGAATGAAGGTGAGGTATATATGCCTAGGCCATTTGGCCCTATGCCTAAAGCTAAAAGTCCTTACAGTAGAAAAGGTCCAGCACCAGCATGACTATTACTCCTAATACTATACTTCTCCCTATCAATAAAGAGAGTGATGATAGCTATGGAGAAGCAGCTAATGACGAACTACTTAGACGAGGTTGGTCTAAGAGAAAAAGTAAGTACAGCGGTAAAGGACCAAAACCAGCGTAACTATTAACAAAAATTATGGCTAAATCAGGAGCTTCTAGAGGAGCTAAAAACACAAACTCATTCGATGAGCAAAAGACAAGTAAGGCAGCTGGAAAAAAGATAGCTTCAAATCCAGACTATATACCAGTAGGTCCAGATAGACATTTTCCTTCAGACGGGCCTGGAGGTTTATTAGATAGAAGGGATCACGGTTATGATGATTACCCTTCAGATAGAATATATCCATCTGGTCCAGTACCACTAGCTAAAAAGAAAAAAACTAAGAAAACTAGAACTGCATAGCTATGGCTAAAGCAAAAGAAGAAAAGTTTGATGAGTTACATAACCTTGTCACTAACGAATTCCTTAAGAGGGTTCGTAGTGGCGAGGCTACTACTCAAGACTTAAAAGCAGCCTGTGATTGGCTTAAGACTAATGACATAACAGGCGTTGCTTATGAGGGCAGTCCTATGGATAAGCTCACAAGAATCCTCCCTAAAGTTGACCCTGAACTAGTACAACGGAGGTTATATGGCTCCAAGACGGGCTAAGAACCCTGGTAAGACTTCTAGATATTATCAATCTGCTAAAGGTAGGAAGTCTTACGAGAAACAAAAGAAGAAACAAAAGAAGATCAACAGTACCCCTAAAAAGAAAGCATACCGTAAATTACTCTCACGTAAGCGTAGAGAGCTTGGTATTATGGGTAAAGGTGGGAAGGATGTCTCTCATAAGGGTAATAGACTTAAACTTGAAATACCTAAGAAAAATCGTGCCAGAGGAGGGGCAAAAAGAAAGTAATGGCTACTAAAAAAATTAAATCTGCAGAAGCGGATCTACTAAAACAAATAAAAGTTATTGAAGATAAATACGGTCAGACTCTTGGAGTTAATAGAGGTCGAGAATGGGATGTATATAGAAAGAACAACTTTGCATTATCTGATGATCTTACTATTAAATCTAATGTTGACAGAAGAGATGAAAAATATAAATCTTTTAATAGGGGTGATGAAACATGGACAGCTAAACAACAAGAGTTAGCTACTGCTGGTCAACAAGTCTTTGAACTAAAACAAAAATTAAGTGATGTTCAAGGTAATGTAATTGATAAAGTTAGATCTGGTTTAAGTAGGAAAACTGTTTCTGGGAAGAGTAGGTATAGTTTAGAAAGAGAACAATTACTTATAGGAAAATATCCTAAATTATTTGCTAGTGGAAAAGATCAGACGCAGAAAGAAGTTAACACTATACTAAATAATAGTAAAGACGGAGTAACTCAGAATCCTAAAACTAAAGTTATTACTGGAAAAGAATCTAACAAGAAAAAGCTGGAAATAACTAATGATTTGGTACAAGGTTTAACTTTGGAGTAGCTATGGAAGAGACTCAAAATAAAAATCTTATAATAGGTTTAATAGATAAGATAATTCCTCCATTAAATAGACCAAATAGTTTTAATTTAACTGATGTATTAGATTATACTCCTGACAGTCTTGGTCCTATTTATGAACGATTTTTAAGTCCTGAAAATAGTGGAGTAGGATTTAAGAAAACAGTTAGACAAGATTTCGATGATTTTGAAGGTTTAGGTAAAGGTCAAATTATTATTTCTGATGATAAAGAAAAAGGTGTAGTAACTAAATGGTCTCCATATATGGGGGATGAATTCTATAAAGAAGAGAATAGAAAAGGTTTGCAAGCTGAATTTGCAATGAATTTTCCTCTTCATGTTTTTCCTTGGTTAGCTATGGCTACAGGAGCTAAAACTTTAGTTACTAGACATCAACAGAATCCTACTAGACATGTTAGTGGTAGAACTACAACTTTAAAACCTGGAGATTTAACTCCTAACTACGGTTCTAAAGGTAAGACTTATGACCCTAAAACAGATCAAGTGAGAACTGGTCAGCCTGGTATCACAAAAAACGAAGCTGGAATACCTGTTGATACAGGACAAAATCAAGCATATAGAGCATGGTTAGCTAGAAATCAAGGTGGAACAGAACAACAATGGAGAGCTTGGAAACTGGCAACATTAAGTGACTTAACAGGTAAAGTAGATGGTAGTGGTGGTTTCTTAAAAAGATTAGGTAATAAAATTGTAGGTCAAAAAGAAGAACAACCAAATATATTTACTAATCCTAACACTGGAAAAGCTTTACCAGGATTTAAAGATTTTAAAGCTGCAATGGATAATGAAATTGAAGCTTTTGCATTGAGTATTATACAAAAAGGTAATACAGGATATAAAAGTTTATCAGAATTTAGATCTAAAATTGTTAATAGACTTGATGATGTCAATAAACTTAGATTGTATCAGAGTTTAGCAGAAGGTAATAATCTTCAAAATGGCTATATTGAACATTTAATTCAGAAATCTGATGCTATGGATTGGTATTGGAATATGAAAGGACAAGATAGAAATGGACTGCAAAATGTAAGAATAGCTTTTGATAATAGATTGAAAGTATTAAAAGATATTGCTGAAGGTCTAGTTCATGGTAGAAAAACAAGTAAAGGATTTAAAAAAGGTTTAGGATGGCAAACAGATACACTTGAAAATAGACTCATTGTTTCATTTGAAGATCCAGATGTACATAGCTTTGTTTTTAATAAACAAGGTTTAGGTAATATAGTACTTAGAAGAGCTGGTAGTGGTAAATTAGTAGGAAAACTAGGTCAGTATTTAAGCTCTTTATATCCTCAAGATCAAAGCATTGCAGCTCAATTAGATTTAGATATAAGAGATTATATAAGATCTAATAAAATAACTATAACAGTTAAAACAAATACTGGTAACATTAGAGTTAGACCACCTACAGTCGCTGAATGGAAAAGAGGATTTCTTGAGAATCGTATCAACATTATCATAAAGGACTCTCATAAATTATCTGGTATGAGTGAATCTGAAAGAAATACTTTCATCGGTGATGTAATAAATGAAGATATGGTACAACTTCGTCAGGAATTTCCATTTTTACCACAGGAACAGACTAATCCTTTAGGAGATGTAAGTACTGATTTACCTTTATCAGAAACAGGATATCTTAAACGTGGTCAAGATAAAAACCCAATACCACCATTAGGAGATCCAAGATTTAGAGTAAAAGAAGGACCATTCAAAGATGTAACTAAAACAGACGATTTAACACAACCAGACAGACCACCCGGTACACCAAAATCAGGATAAAATAACTTATGGGATTCGGAAACTTAGGAATCGAAGCTGCTAAGAAAGCAGCAGAAGCTGCTAAAAAAGCTGCTAAAGTAGCTAAAGTAGCTAAAATTAAACCAAAAAGAAATTGGAAAAAGATACTAGAAGCTGGAGCTATTGCTACAGATGCTATGAGTAAAGGTAGTGCAGGAGGAATGGGTAAAGCACTAGTTGACGCTAAGATAGACTTAAGCGGTAACGCATTCGATGAACAAGATACAGAGGATGCTGCTGGTAAAGGTAACTATAAAGATAAAAATGCATGAATACCTTAGACTTTCTTAAGTCGGATTTTAAGATGTTCTTACAAGCTTTGTGGGAACAACTAGGTCTTCCATCACCCACAAGAGCACAGTATTCTATCGCTGACTATCTTCAACATGGACCAAAAAGATTACAGATCCAAGCCTTTCGAGGTGTTGGTAAATCTTGGATTACTGGTGCTTTTGTGTTATGGACACTCTTTAATGACCCAGAAAGAAAAATAATGATCATATCTGCTTCTAAAGAAAGAGCAGATAACATGTCAATCTTTTTACAAAAACTAATTATTGAAACCCCATGGCTCAGTCATCTCAGACCGAAACAAGACGATTCACGTTGGAGTCGCATCAGCTTCGACGTCGCCTGTTCACCTCACCAAGCCCCAAGCGTAAAGTCGGTGGGAATAACTGGTCAGCTAACAGGAAGTCGCGCCGATTTAATGATCTTGGACGACATAGAGGTTCCTGGAAATTCCATGACGGAGTTAATGCGTGAAAAGCTTCTCC